TGAGCTGTGCCAACACAGAGATATCAGCGCTTGAGCCTGTGGTGCCCGTGACGGTGATGCCGACGTAGCGTTCGCCGCCAACGTAACCGATCGCGCCTGCGACGGCGTTGTCTGCTGTGTCAGAGGTAACCACGACAGTGTTAGCACCTGCGACAGTGTCACCGACTGCGACTGTCGAAGCCGAAGCTCCTGCTGTGTCTGCGCTCTCTTGCAGTGTCACAGTGAAACCGGCAGCCGTTCCGGCGTCGGTGATCGTGTTGTTCACAACGACGATCGTCGCTGCGTCGTACTCGCGAAGGTCGACATAGGACGAAACGGCTGGCGTGGTGCCAGACACGGCGACGTTGCCGAGGTGAACGAGTTGAGTGTTTGAAACCATATCACGCATTTGATTTACTCCTTGAGCGTGTGATCGAGGGCAGGATCACCCTCGGGAAGTAGGCGGAGCCGTTGAGCTCCGCCTTGTTGGTTAGGCTTGGAAGTTGACCAGCTTGATCGCTTCGAAGTTCACCATGTCGCCGCCAACGCGCTTCGTCGAGTAGAACTCAACATATGGCTTGTTGGAGTATGGGTCGCGAAGGACGCGAACACCGATACGATCGACGATCTGGTAAGCTGCCCGCATATCACCGACAGCGATCGCGAGAGCGCCTGTGCCGGTGTAGTCGGCCATGTCCTCGAAGGAGGCCATTGGGTAACCAAGTATCGAGGCAGGCTGCCCCGCTTGAATACCGGGCTGCCACAGGTAAGCGCCGTCGCTGTCCTTGAGCTTGCGAACACCGCCGGTCGTCGCACGGTTCATAAACCATACGGCGTTGTTGCGATACTGCATCTTCAGGCCATAGAGGGCGTTGATGAGAGCATCGCCACCGGCAGGAGCCGCTGCGAACGCACCATTTACACCTGTGTCGAACTGCTCGACAGCACCGATCTCGAACACACCGGCAGACGCATAGTCTGCGTAGGTAGCGAAGCCACGAGGACGATCGACGCCTGTGCCTGTCACGAAGGCGGTGTTCTCAGCACGAGAGAACTTGTCGACCACTTTGTCTTGTAGCCAGCTCTCCATATTGATCGCAGCGTCGTCGAGGAGCTTCTGCGTTGCCGACGGCTTCGCATACATCTCATGGACCGGGATACGGTACTTCTCAAGCTGTGGCGTGTCCGTTGCCGAGCGTGCGCCCGTCTCTGCTACCCAGCCGAAGCCTGCCTCGTCTACGTCGAAGAGGCCCTCAAGTGCATCTGTTCCGATAGACTGAACAGAGGCATATTGGCGCATAGGCGACGTTTCGAAGATGCGACCGATCATACGACCAGACTGATCTGGATCAACGACATAGCCGCCGTCTGGATCAGAGCCAACCGATAGAGCCTTCATGTCTTCAGGTGACATGAGCTTGTCGTCGCCCTTATGGCGCATATACTTTTCGAAGGCTCGCTTGTACTCGGCGACCTCGGTCTGCTTCTCGTCGGTGAAGTCGTCACGGTTTACGCGGCGACCGTGCAGAGCGTGAAGGTTCGAGAACCACTTGTAGTTTTTCTCTTCCTGCTCTTCCGGGTTGCTCGACTTCGCGTCCCCATAGAGAGAGATGCGCTTCAAGCGAGCGGCCATCTTCTCGTTGGTTTCCTGTGCTTTGTCGAGTGCGCTGTTAATGCGATCGAGCTCGTCACGACGCACAACGTCGTTAAAGCCTGTCTTTACTTCGTCGAGATGGGCGTCGTTCTTTGCCTTGAACTCTTCGAATGCGGTGTTGCCAGCGGCAACGGCGTCGGCCACTTGGCCGAGTGTGATGTCATCAGACATTGCTGATCCCCTTTCGGGTGTTGAGGTTAGCGAAAAGACGACGAAGATCGTTGTCGTCCTGTGTTTTCGCCAGTGCGTCAGCTTCCCGCTGTCCGTCCAGACGTTTGATCGCGCCCTCGTACCCATAAAGGGCGACGAGCTTCGCGAACTTGTTGGCGACACCTGCCTCTCGCAGTATGCGCTCAACGTCACCAATGTGATCGAGACGCTTCACGGCTGTGATCGCGGCCTCGGGGTTCATTGGAAAAGTGACAAGGGAGACTTCCCAGAGCTCAAGCTGTTTCAAGCGTCTGACGCTTGCGTTCTCGCCCTCGAAGTCTGCCTCGATTGTCTTGTAGCCAATCGACATGCTGTCGATCGCGCCTTGTTGCATCAGGATATGTGTCTCTTTGCCGAGCTGCGTGTCGACGATCATGCGGCCATTAACGAGGAGGCCCTTCTCGTCTTCTCGCATATCGGTCCAGACGCCGACGATCTTGTTCGGGTCATGGTTCCAGAGCATCTTGGGGAACTTGCCCTTCTGTGCGTACTGATCGAGGGAGACCTTGAAGGCTCCGACCTCGACTATGTCGCCGCCCCGGTCTACGTTTCCGCTTGTTGAGGCGTAGCCTGCAAACTCGCCTGTGTCCGAGATTTGCTTGACCTCAAGATCGACGTCTAAATGCTTCAAGTCCATGCGATGCGCCTACCGTGTGTGTTATGCCGCCGTAACAGTTGGCGCTACATATAGCGCAAAACATTGGCGTGCGTCTAGTCAGCTAGTTGCGCGGTGAATAGCGCCTCTTCTATATCTGGTCCGATAAGGTCTAAATCCCCGCCTTTGTATGCCTTGATGAGCTCGTCGCTCTGTTCCGGGTGCGCAATCATCTCTCGGATCAACGCCACTGCGTCTTGCGTTGGGTCGAGATTATGCAGGATGTCGTCCTCAATCGCCTGTTTCTGTGACATAATCGCTCCTAAATAAGCACTTTTTAGCGCATGAGCTTTATCGTATTTGCGGAATATTTGCAAAAGGTCTGGGTGAATGCGGTAGTGCTGTGCTGTGTCTGTCATATATAGTGCGAACGACTCCGCCACATATTCTTCGCCGTTAGAGGTAGAGTATTCGCTCACGAGGTATCCCCACCCGTTGCTCGTCGGTCTAGTGCTTTTAAACGCTGCGAGGTCTCGGCCCATGTCGGCGTTGGTGTTCTTTACGAGGTCGAGGGCGTGTCCCATCTCGTGATAAATTATGCGTCGGCGCACTATTTGAGCGTCACTTTCCAGTGCGGAAACTGTCCATGTAAACTCTACGCCCTCTTGGTCCATCTGTTGAGCGCGGGTCTTCACATCGTTGTTTATGTTGCGAGACTTTGCCAATACCCCAGCTCTCTTGCTCGTGTATTTACCGTCTTTCGACCAGTAAAGCGCGGCGTTATACTGTTTTGCGTAGCGAGCGTCGCTTGTGAAGTGGGTTGGCATATGGAAAAGGCCGCCATTCTTAGAGAATGGGCTTTGGTAGTTATACCCCATTGCAGCGTTAGCTCGGGAAACAGCTCCCTTGCGCGTACCAAACCGGGTTCCCGGTCCTATTGCGGCAAGAGGGTCCATATCAAACCGCTCTTTGACCTCCAAGAAGTGCCTCATGAGGGGCGCTAGTTTCTTGGCGTTTAGCCCGTCAAGGTCCGCCACGTCAAAGAGCTCGTGGTCTTTTATGAAAGTATAAACGCCCTCTTTGGTCGGCTCGGGGTCTTTGACGGTGCGGTAGAGGAACTCGCCGCCGGGGTTGCGTTGCACAGGTGCGGCGATGATCTCGACATCGTCCTCGACCTCGTCCTCGTCTGTGTCGACGTAGACCTGCCCACACCGGCAGTTGATTATATTAGCCGCCGAGCCTGCCGGATCGCCCGGGAACATGAGCTTCTCGCTCCCTCCGAGCTTGTTCGGCACCTCGAATGGGTCGTCGATCGGCACCTTGACGCCGTTCATCGAGCGGTGATCGTAGAAGTCGACAACGCCGTCGCCCTCTCCGAAGTCCCTTGTCCTGCTGTCCTCGACAGATACCCACTCCTTCAGGAGCTCGACCGTCGACTGCTTTGCGCTCTGAAGGCTGGCATACATCGAGGCAGAGTGCGTCTCTGTGCGTGCGATCGTGTGAGCTCGTAGCGCCGACATATCAGGAGCTCGCATCCTGATCTCTCCGGCTATCTCGTCGAGAGAAAGGCCGTCTCTGAGGCCCTTGTCGATCAGGGCGACGATCTGCCTGCGGGTCGTCTCGCTGATCTGTGCGATCCTCGTCCCGCCGTATTGGTTTAGGTACTCTTGCCAGATACGCTCGTAGAAGCCGTCGTTGTCGTCCTTGGTCTCCAAGTGCTCGAAACCAGACTTGAAGCGGTCGATCATTGAGGCTGCTATGCTGCGTGTGACGTCCCGATAGAGATCGCCCATAGCCTCCTCGATCCGTCTGAAGTGGTCGAATGGCAGATCGGGGTTTAGCGTTGCCCGGAGCTCGGTTGCCACCTGAAGCATTGCGTCCTTTATCGCCTTGGCGATCTTGCGCTCGTGACGCTCAACGGCCCGATCTTGCAGTGCAAGCTCGGCCTCGATGTCTTCTCTACGTCCCAAAGGCGAGCCGTGCCGCTATTGCTTTGCCCTCGTCAGTGTTCAACGCTGCTGTGTTGCGCTGCTGTGGGGCAAGGAGGCGGTTCCCGTCTTCACCGGGCACCACGGTCTCAAGTGCCGGGTAGCCCTTGGCTTCCCGCTTCTCGTTGATCGTGAGCTCCGAGCTGCTGTCGATCGCGTCCCATAGCTCTTGCCGCTTCTCCGCGATCGCCGGAATGTTGTCCATATCGGGCTTGAGGTAAGCGCCGTCAAACGGCTCCTGAAACCACGAGTTAAACTCCCCTAGCAGATAACCGAGCAGAGGAAGGATCGTGTCCTCGTAGAAAGCGAGCCTCGCCTCCCGATAGTTTGAATAGGTGTTGTCCCCGGGTATGCCGAGGAGCTGTGCAGGCACGCCGAAGGCGAGCGCAACGTCGCGAGCCGAGGAGAACTTAGTCTCAAGTGCGCCCATATCGTTAGGGGAGAAGCCCATCTGCTGCCACGACAGGCCGTTCTCTAGGAGCATTGGCCGCCCTGCGTTCGCAGCGCCTGAATACTGATCCTCAATCTGTGCCTTCAGCCGCGAGAACTGCTCGTCGCCGAGGACGCTGCCCTCTTTGGCAACCAGTGCGCCGGATGGTCTGGCACTGTTCTGTAGGAGCGCCTGCATCCACTTCATGCTCTCGTTGTGCTGGTCGATCGCGAAGGCTCCAGCCTCGACCGGGCTCATACCGTAGTAATCATCGAGAGGGTTGAACGTCTTCAGGTGCAGGATGTCGCCCTTGCCTGTAAGGGGGTCGACGTCCCACCTCACTTGCTTGCCGTTGTGCTTGTAGACGTAAGAGGCGACGAGGCCCTCTGCATCTGGCACGACCTTCATGCGATCGGCTCGGGGAACGTGCAGCTCGACGGGTCGACCGCCTTCGCCTGTCACCTGCTCTGCGTATGAGTTGCCCGCGATCATCAGATAGCCAATCACGGCCCTGATGTATTCGCCGCCTGCTTGCTGTGCGTTCGGCTTCTTCCACAGCTCCTTGAGAGGGTGAGGCCCCTCGACCGGCTTGTCGTCCTTCCAGACGTCGAAGTCTATGGTCGCGATCGCATCCCCGATCCGGTTGATGGATTGGTAGGCGACGACGTTATAGCTGTACGCCTCCTTTGCGAACGACGTGTAGTTCCTCGGCGTCCACTTCGGCTGCCCGGGGTTCATCACTAGGAGCCTGCTGGTCTCTGATGCTTTGCGTAGAAAGTCGAACATGCCCATCTCATAGGCTCCTGATTGAAGGCGCACCTTGCGCCCGGATCAACGGCGCGGCTGCGTAGCGTGCGGCGTCCATCCAATGATTGTCCTTGTCCTCAACGGCAGGCATAACGTCGCCTGCTTTGTTTGTCTTGTACGAATAGCGCTTACACTCCTTGAGGAATGGC